TCTCCCAGCCGGGAGAGCTTCAAAAGAAAGTCCTCCGGCATTTTTACCTGTACCTTAGCCATTTGCCGCCACCACCTTTTTCGCTAAAATTTCCACATACATCCCGCGCCCTTTCACATCCTCCACGCTGGTAATATCGTACCGGCATCCCTCGCAGAGCAAAAACAGCTTTGTGGAGATTTCCACACCGGGAATGGCCCGGAAGCGGAACAGATCGGTGGCCTCCGAAAAAGCCGCCCGGTTTGCCCACCGCTCGCTGCCATGGCGGGCCTCATGGTAGGCCCGCACGTTTGCCAGCACCGTATCCTGCTGCGTGGAAAAGCCCTCGGCATCTTTCACCGCCTCAGTGGAGAGGATTTGTACCGGAGTGCGCATTTTCCCAAAACTCATAAGCTACACCTGCCATTCCCGGTCGAGGCGCAAAAGCAGGTTGACCGTATTCCATACCTGCCCGCTGGCCTGCACGTTGTCGGAAAAGAAACCGCCGGTGCTGCCATCCCGGCTTTCGTAAAAGTGGGAGGATAGCATGATAACGGCCTGTTCGGTGGTGGGCGGCATGGGATTGTCCGCATAATGCCCGGCAGGGATATGCTGGTAACTCTCTGCATAGGAAACGGCTGCCGAGATATAGCTTTGCAATAGCTCGTCGTCCTCGTTATGGGAAAGGATCAGGTTGTCTTTGACCTTTTGGAGCAAATCCTCCATGCCGCCACCTCCTTATCAATCGGCAGACATAAGGCCCGCCGCCTTTAGCTTGGCGAGCAGGCCGTTAAAATCCGTAACAAGGGCGGCCACATCCTCTGCCACGCTGTCGGCCTGATTGGCCGCCTTGGGAACCTCGGCAGAAGGCAGGCCGGTGACGGTTGCGCCCTCTTTGATTTCGAGAGCGCCGCCGATCACCCATTTATCGCCGCCCTGTTCCATGTAATTCTTTGCGTTATAGCTCATCCGTCAGCCCTCCTTACGCAGCCTTTTGCTGCAGCACCTTCACCGCTTCCGGCAGGATCAGCTTACCGTCCACGCGCTGGGTAGCCAGAAAACCAACCTGCCCGGTGGTAGCGTACAGCTCGCCAAGGCGGCGGAAGGAGCGGCCCTGCCGGTCAGCCACCCAATAATAAGAGAGGTCGCCAAACAGGATGGATTTTGCACTGGCCGCCATAGCGGGCATATAGGCCGAGGTGTAGACCGGGCGGCCCAGCAGCATATCCGGAGTGCCTGCGGTCAGGGAGGGCTGCCACAGATACTGGCCGTTCCCGTCTTTGAGCTTCCGCAGGGCCTTGACCGAGGAATCGTTCATCAGGAATACCGCGTTTTTCCGGTAAGGCGCTTTCAGGGAATAAAACAGATCGAACACCTCGTCCGCCGTAAAGGCCGTGGCGGAGACAGCCGTTACGCCGATCTCTGCGCCGCCCGTTGCAGCCAGAACACCCAGCGGCTTTCCGGTGCCATCGCCGGTGAAGAAGGCTTCCTCCTCCTTATTGCCGATCCGGCGGGCAAACTCGCGGGAGATATACGCCTCCAAATCAAAAACGCTGTCATTGAGCAGCTCCTCGCTAATTTTTACCAGCGTCCCCAGCTTGTAGGCCCCGATGGAAACCTGAGAAAATGCGTCGTCGCTCTCCGGGATCGCGCCTTCCTCGTCCACCCACGAAGCCGTACCCTTGGAGGCCACCACCGGGATTTTGCGGTCGCCGGAGCTGGTCTGGATCACATGGGCCAGAGTACGGAAAATGTTCTGCTCCTCCAACGCCTCCACCAGAGTGCGCTCAAATTCATCCGGCACCAGATAGCCGCCCTCAGAATCCGTACCGATCTGCAGGGCGTTCAAAATCTCGTGGGAGGGCATCTTGCTCCTCATGGCGTTCCAGAAGGAGCGGCGGTATTCCGCAGAGGCCCGGCCTGTCTTTTCCTCACCGGAAGGAGCCGCAGGCTTGCCCGTCAGAGGGGTATTGACCGGCTTTGCAAGCTCCGCGTCCAGCGCGGCCTGCCGCTCCAAGCGGTCAATTTCTTTGCCGAGGTTTACCACATCGGCCTCCATCTTTTCATAGGCGGCCACATCCTCGGCGGCCAGCAGGCC